ACAACGGCGGCCGCGTCGAGTGGGTCGACAACGGCGGCAGCGTCGAGTGGGTCGACAACGGCGGCAGCGTCGAGTGGGTCGCCAACGGCGGCAGCGTCGGGCGGGTCGACGGCACTATCGAGAACGCGACCGGCGCAGCCGCAATCATGGGCGTCTACGGCACCGCAACCGTCCACGCCGGACCTCACGTCGCCGTGCACGTCTACTCGGCGACCGCGACCGTCACCGGCGGGGTACTCATCGATCTCACCAAGCTGGATGAGCTGGACGGTCCGGACTGGTGCGAGCACCACGGCATCGACTACCAGCGGTTGCAGGCCGAGCTGGAGTACATCACCGCGCACCCGGAGGAATGGAACCAAGGAGTGTGGGCACAGCGCACCCAGTGCGGCACGGCGTGCTGCCTCGCGGGCGGCGCAGTGCTCCATGCAGGCATACCGTTGAGGTGGAAGACGGATAACACGGCGGACTACACCGAACGCGGGGTCGAGATCTCGACGGAGGCGCAGCGGCTGCTGGGCTTGTCTTTGTCGGACGCCGCGCGGTTGTTCGAGGGCGGTAATTCGTTGGCGCAGTTGTGGACGATCGCCAGCGAGATAACGCACGGCGCGATCCAGGTCCCGGTATTGCCGGCAGGTGCGTGATGGCTGACGACACTCGCCGCACGGCGGTCGTTGCGTCGCTGAAGGCCACGGCCAACGTATTGCACGCGCGGCCGTTGTCGGAACGCAACGATGACTGGGCCGATCTCATGGCGGCCAACCTGGCCGCCGCCGGCCTGCTCGCGGCACCGCAGGTGCCGAACGAGACCGTCCGCGATGTCGTGGCCGATGTGATCGAGCAGGGTTTCTGCGACAGCGACCGCATGCCGGCCAACGCGCGCGCCGCACTCGTGAACGATCTCGTGGCCGAACTGCACAAGGCTGGCGTCGTGGCACCAGCAGATGACGAAGCCATGGCTTCGGACGTTCATGGGGCTTTGCGCGCGGCCGACCACGAGCCGCCGGCCGACACGGAGGCCAGCGATGGCTGACCGCATCTACCCGCTGAACGTCGACATCGCAGCCGAACTACGCGCCGAGTTCGGAGATCTGAGCAGCAACACGCAGTGGCTGTTGGCGCGTCTGTGCGAGAGAGCGGAGGCGGCCGGCTATCGCGCCGGCTACACGCGCGGCCTGGTCGACGGGCGGCATTACGAGCGCACCGATGCGAAGGAAGACAAGGAGTCCACGTGACCGACACCGACCGCCAGCGATACCTCGACGCCGCGCACGCCATGCAGAGCGGCGTGGCGATGAAGATGAACTACGAGGCCGCCGAGACCACACCGAAGCATCTGCGAGTCGGCGTGAACAGCGCTCAATGCAGCACCGCCGCGCTGGCCGTCCTGCTGATCGATAAGGGCGTGATCACCGACGACGAATATGTCGCCGCGGTCGCCGACGAGATGGAACGTGAACGCGACCGGTACCAGCAGTGGTTGGCCGAGCGGCTCGGTAACCCTGGAATCAGGCTGGCCTGACGTGACCGACCAGACGCCTATCGGTTCTTACCGTGTCGGTTCCCACAATCCCCGCAATGTCTATCGGTCCGGTGTGGACCGGGACACCGACGAGCAGGTCGCGGTGGCGTTCGCCCCGGAGATGGGGAAGCTGATCGTGATCGCCCTGAACGTTTTGGCGGGTGGTCCCGATGCCTGACCAGTTGGTGATCCACAAGTATCGGCTGCCGTTCAAGTCCGAATTGGTCGATGTCGTCGAGGTTCCCGTCCGGGTCGGCAGGCTGCTGCACGTCGCCGTCCAGCACGACGAGATTCACGTGTGGGCAGCCGTCGATCCGGGATGGCCCGAGGTTCCCCACCGCTTCCGGCTCGTCGGCACTGGCTCGCTGATCGACCCGTCCTGGCATCACTTGGGGACGGTCCTGGACGGCGCCTACGTGTGGCACATCTTCAGCGAGAAGCCAATGGAGGCGACGGATGTCTGACCCGATCACCATTCCGGGTGTCCGGGTGGGCCAGGTGTGGCAGGAGGTTCGTCGACGCAAGGGCCGCAATGCCCGCCGTGTCGAGATAACCAGTCTGGGCATGGCTGAGGTCTACTGCGTCGCGGTCAATGGCGAAGGCGAGCGGTACGGGAACCTGGTCGGCTTTGCCCGCGAGGGTTGGGAGCAGCGGTACCGCCTGGTGTCCGAGGGCGGTGAGGCGACGTGACCATCGCCGAAGCACGCACGGATGCCGGCCCGAGCCAAGACGACCTCGGTGATCACGCGAACCTCGCTCTCCCCACCAGCCGCCCACCCTCCAGTTTGGCTGTTGCCATGGCCCGTATCCATGCCACCGATGCCGGGTGCGCGTTGAGGGACTGGTGGGTCAGGTCGACCAGCACCGGCAGGTGGGCGGGCACGTCGTCGGCGATCCACACCGCGGCTTTCGTCGCGGTCGCCAGCAGTGCTTCCGGGTCGTCGCCGAGGTACCAGCGGACCTCTACCCCACCCCAGTCGGTGGTCACTGTGGTTGTGATCGTGGGCATGGAGCGACGGTACTACCGCAGGTCAGAGCGTCAAGAGAGGACAACGGTGAGCGCATACGACGACCCACCGTACGAAGAGATCTGCCGGCTGTTCGACAAGGCCAACGCAGCGTATGCCGCCCTGGTCCGCTATCAACTCGATCACTGGGTCGGCTGGGCGTTGGGCTTCCGTGCCGGACGAGCACTGCAAGAGGCCCATCACCGCGCCTGCGTCGCTCACCACGCTGCCTGCGTCGCTGCGGACCTTGCGAGACGCAAACGCGGGCAAGGGGACGCAGGCAGGCAAGAATTTGATCATTAGGTTCAGGTCCGACCGCAACACCCGGTTGTGGTTCATCGGCGCAGACGCGTATGTCCTCGCGGCCGGCGACAGCGCCGCCCTGGTCCTTGCCGACCGGCCACTGACCGCCGAGGCGTGCGACGAACTCGCGACCGTCCTCACCGAAACCGCCGCATTCCTGAAAGGACACAGCCCGTGATCGAACTTCTCGACCCGCCACCCGAACCCGAAGCGAACCGCCGCGCGCTCATCTCCCGCCGGTTCGAACGCGCCTTCATCGCAATGTGCCTCGCCGTCCTCGCCACGATCATCATCCTGGTGATCATCGGCATCATTCCACTATGGATCATCCTGGGGACAAGTCTGTGACCAACCGCTGTACCGTCGCCGGCTGCGACACCCCCGCCGGCGACGCATACGTCTGCATGAGCTGCACCCGTGACGCGTTCGCCGACCTGATCGCCGTCCCCTGGCTGCTCGACCACCTGGCCGTCACCCTCGCCCGGCTCGACCGCGTCCTGGCCAGCCTCGGCCACACCGGCACCGCGGCCACCACGGCGTCGCTCCCGATCCGGTGGAAGGCCGTCCAGGCCGCCGTGACCCTGCGGTACACGCTCACGCCCTGGGCCCGCCGCGTCGCCGCGCAACGCGGCCTGGTCTGCGACCTCGCCGACGACCAGACCGCCGCGCTGGGCCGCTGGCTGGCCTGCCACATCGTGTACGTCCGCCAATGCGGCGACGCCGGCGAGCTGGTCGACGAAGTCCGCTACGCGATCGACCAGGTCCGGCGCGCCGTGGACCGGCCACCCGACTTGTTCTACGCCGGCCCCTGCGACACATGCTCGACCGACCTGTACTGCGGCGCCGACCGGTACGGCCACCCGACCGCGTCGGTGATCCGCTGCCACGAATGCCGCCAGACCTACGACACCGCCGACCGGCGCGCGCGGCTACTCGACGACGTGTACGACCACCTCGCGACCGCGACCGAGATCGCGCAGGCCGTGCCGTCGTTGTACGGGCAGCGGATACCTGTGGACACGATCCGCACGTGGATCGCCCGCGGCCAGCTGCTGCCCCGCGCGTGGCTGCACGCCGGGCGCGTCCACACGCACCGGCAGAGCGACCGTGACCGGCCGCTGTGCCGCATCGGCGATGTCATCGACCTGGCCCGCCGCCGCGACGAAGCATCGTGACTGACACAACGAGCGCCCCTCGCCCGTAGCCGGACGAGGGGCGTTCGCGCTGTGCTGTCGGGACGTACTATCGGTCGAACCGTCCCGACTTGATATCACTCAGGGACGCGGCAAGGTCCGCAACCGGCAGCACAGGACCGGTCGGGTTCTTGCTGTCCCGCACGACGTTGAGCGTGCCCGCTAGCTCCACACAATCGGACGAGTCGTTGCTGTAGCTGCTCTTTCGCCACTGATGTAAGGTCATGCACTATTCTCCAGTTCGTATAGCACGTCGGCGATGAGCCCGGTTGACTCCTCTGGGCTCATCGCCCTTCGACGGATAACCGTCGTCGCCACCTTGTACGCCGTGATGTCGCTCGCGTCGTACAGGAACGCGCTCGACTTGTGGTGTTCAAGATGGACGATCGGATCGGCGTCCGCGAAGTTGTAGAGGATGAACGGCCCGGACAAGCCGGGATGCCACTCGCCACGGGCTCGTACCACCTGCATAGTTACCGTTGGCAATTCGGCCACCGTAAGTAGGCGCCGAAGCTGATCGGCCGCTACCTGGTGACCGCCAGGCCGCTCGTACAGCGCGTTCTCACTGATCAACGCCGTGTACTCAACGGGGCCAAGGTTGGCTTCCTTGTCGCGCACCTCTGTGAGAATCCGGCGCCGACCTACGCGCACGTCGACCAGCGCGTCCAGTTCTTTCGGCGACAGGGCTTCGTCATGACGCAGAATTGCATACGCGGTTTCGCGCGTCTGGCAAGGGCCAGGCACGAGCAACGGTGCCCATTGCACAATCTCGGTCGCCGTTCGCTCGCATTCCAGGACACCGGCCAAGCCCTGTGACGCGCCGGCCAGTCCGCTAGCGAGCCAGCTTGGATCGTTACTGCCGCGCACCAGCTGCAGCACGCGTTCGCGTGCCTCGCCCGTCACCCCGGCCGCCTGCAGGTAGGCGACGACCTGCTCGACGTCCGGCACCAGGCGAGCGTTCTCCCACTTGGACACGGTGGCGTGCGACATGCCGAGGAGCTTCGCGAACTCGCGCACCGACTTGCCGGTGGTCTCCCGCGCCTTGCGGAGTGCTCCCGCCAGCGTTCGTGCCCGTGGTGCACCAGCGGTAACCGTCACGAACCACACTTTAGCTGTCCGATTCGGCGGTTGCCACGTTCCCCCGAACGGACCATCAGAGCCGGGTTGCGTATCTGTCATGACCGGCACACTATTACGGTTCTGAACCACTGAGTACCTGTCAGTACCGAGCGGAACCAGATCGAGCTAACGGGAAGCTGCCGCCATGCCTGACTCGCTCACGACGACGTTCGTCGTCGTCGCGTGCTTGATCTGGTTGTTGGACGCCTTCCTGGCCCTGCGTGACCTGCCGGCGAAACTCCGCGCACGGCGACTCCATCGCCGTAACCGCCGGTGGGTCCGCACCCAGCCGGCCTGTCCTGCCTGCCCCGACATGGCAGGACAGGCCGGCCCTCCCAGCGCGGCCGGCGCGCCGAGGCGTCCCCTCGGCACGTCGGCCGTACCCAACAGCGACCGGCGGCGAGCGATCCTATGACGACACCCGACCAGCCCCTGTCGCCCGTGCTGCGCGATCTCCGAGCACTGGTCAGCTCTGACGGCTGGGGCAAGCTCCGCGGATCACCCGACCTGCTGGTCTACATCCACCCGTGGCCCGACGACTCCGTCGACACCCTCGCCATCCGCGGCGAAACCGACGCACTCGCCGAACGCACCAACCCCGCCGGTGAACCCATCTGGCGCCGCGAGGGCACCCTCGCCGACGCGATCGACGCACTCCGAGAACTGCCACCGCCCGACGCCCCCTACGCGCCCCGGCTCGTGCTACCCGGCCCGGCGACCCGTGACCTGTGGCTACCGCGGAAGCGGCCGGGACGGTGAGCGGCCAGCGCGCGGTGCGCACCTACACGGTCGCGGAGACGTTGCACGCCATCGCCCGCGAGGTCGCCCGGCCGCGACCAGGTGGCATCGGCTTGGCCGCGCCGACCGGAGTGGTGCGCCTGCATGACTGCGAGGGCCAGCCGCCGCTGGTCAGGCTCGGCCATCCCGCGATCAGCTCGATCCTGCGGTGGATCCAGGTCCTCGACGACGTCACCACCGTCACCCTGACCGGCTTCCACGGCTCGAACGTCTACGCCGAAGCGACCGGCCGCATCCCGCGCGGCCCGGTGATCGCGGTCGGCGGCTGGGTGTTCGACCTGGACCTGGACACGCCGCTGGCTGACGGCGTCGACCGGATCCTGACCATCGACGAGCTGCGCCACCTGGCCGGTGCGCCGATCACACCGCCGACGGCGTGATCCCGGTGCGGCTATTGGTGTTTGGCAACGCGCCACCCTGGGCGGCGTTCTTCCTGTGGCTCGCGCTCACCGTCGTGATCGTGCTGCTCTGGCGCGGTATCCGCCGCGAGGCCGAGCGCGAACGTGAGCGACGCAACCGCCGCCTGGACAACCACGAACACCGGCTCCGCGAGCTCGAGAACTACCTCGCGTTCGAGCAACCACCCGAGGAGGAGGAACAGTGGCCGAACTCAGCGTCCAATCGGTGATCAACGATGAGCGGTGGGAGTTCCTCGGTCCACTGCTACCCAACCTCAACCCCCGCGCCGTGCTCGCCGCCATCGTCTACGCCGTCACCACCGACACCCCGTGGGAAGACATCCCCGAGGTGTTCGGCGTCATGCCCTCCACCGCGCAACGCCGGTTCGGCGCGTGGACTGACGCCGACCTGTGGCGCCAGCTCGCCGTCGCCGCCACCGACACTCCACATGCCCAGTGGGTAGGCGCTGTCGCCGTCGCCGCGATCGACCGCGCCGGCAACCGTGCCCGAGGCTGGCCAGACCCCTATCCGGAACCCATCGCTCCCGAGGTGGTCGATCGCAGCGACGGCGCCGAACCTGCCGAACGTACGTCGCCGGGCGCCGAGTTGGCCCCCGAACCAACCAAGTCCTACTACCAGCCCGGCGCCGACGAATACGGCGAAGCGCAGCGCGCGATGAACCGCCACGACGGCACCGCGTTATGAATGCCCGACATGCGGCGGCGGGCATCGATTCATCACGGCACACGGGGGAACCTGGAATGAAAACCAGAAAAATCAAAAAGGGAGCCCGCCTGACCGGCGACGCGCGGGAAATACTACTCGCCGACCTCATCTACCAATACGTCGAACTCAACCGGACCATACGCGCACTCACTCACAACACCGGCCGCGCCTACGGCACCATCCACGGCATGCTGTCCACAGCCGGCGTGCTCCGCTCCAAAGGCGGGAAACCACGGCCGGGGGGCACGGCATGAGCGCCTGGGCGGTCTCACCCTATGCGCGCACCCTCGGTGAGGTCCTCCGCGACCGACGCCACGCGCGAGGCTGGACCCGCAAGGAACTACGGGCACAACTCAGACGGCAACGGGCACACCTGGCCGACACCACCGACATCTCACTGCAAACACTCGCCACCTACGAACTGGGCACCCGACACATGACCGTCGACCGGCTCGACGAGATCGCCCGCGCCCTGGGTACCCGCGCACACCTGATACTCGCCGAAGTCGACCGCCGCATCGACCCGGCCGATTATGATGGCAAGCTCGTCGTCGACCTCGCTGCGCTCGCCACGAGCACCCGATGCGACATCATGCCGGCCACCAGGTGGGCGACAAGCCAGATCGCTGCACTCGGACCGACTCGCGTTGAGCTGACACCCGACGCGCTCGAGGCGCTCGCCAATCTCTGCGGCATCGAGTTACTCGCCTTGCTCGACGTGCTCCGCGATTTCCAACCACAGAAATGACAGATCCGGGAGATCGGGCCTCTATGTTGAACCCGCCTAGTCTTGACAACCTACGACTCAGGTTCCGTCGAGCCCCCGCCATCCTGACCGCCACGATGTATCTGTTGCCCTCCGGTGCACTGCGGCCGAGCAGGTCGGCCAGTCGGCCGATCACGGCCGTGCAGATGAAGGTCGCGAACGCGCACAGCCCTGCGGCTATTGACAAGCCGCTCGCCGAACTGGTGGATACCTTGGTAGCCAATCATTGGCGGCACATGATCACGTCGGTGATGTACTACGCCACGGTGCGCACGCGCGCCCCGATCGGCAGCGACACCCAGGACGGGTACAACGAGCTGAGCCGACGTCTGCTGGGCGTGGACTACCGGACGCACGGCGAGGCCGGTGGCCTGGTGATCCTCGGCTACGTCGAACGGCGCATGTCGACCGCCCACTACGACGCCTTGGCCACCGCGCTGCACAGCGGGCTCTACCCCCACGTGGACCCGTTCAGGGCCGACCGGTTCCTGGACAAGATCCAGGTGGATTGGTGGCGGTAGTGGCTGACGCGGGCCACGGCAAGCCACCCCACCGGAACAGGCTCGGCTCACTGCTGCGCCTCGTGCTGTTCGTGTTGGTTATCGCCGCCCTGGTCGCCTTCGCGTGGCTGGCCATGGACACAATCGAACACCACCAATCGTCGCGGTCGCCGAGTATCGGGTCGGCCGCAGAAAGAGAACACCAAGTGTGTGGAGTAGACAAAAAAGGCAACAAAGTAGGAGATTGCGGGAAGTGTATATGCTCAAACAGCAATGAATACGGCAAGCACAATAGAGTGCTCGCAGGACTGACGCAGGTTGGCAAGACGCAAATCGCCACATACAAATGCACCAAAGGATGTGGCGGGTATCAATGAACAGGCAGGAGCCAAGGTGGAGGGCGGCTAGATGCGACGAGTTACCGCTGCCGACAGTGCAACACGGATCGTCGCGCGCGCTACGTGGCGTGTTGGCGCTGGTCGCGGTCGGCGTCTTCGCGGTGGGCGGCTGCACTGACGCGACGGCCGGCAGTCCGATCGCGACCACCGCCCGCCAGCCGCCCACGTCGACACTGTCGGATGCGGTTGATCCGTGCGCTCTGTTGACCAGTCGCGATGTTCAGCAGCTCGGCCTAGTTCCGACTGGGCGAGATACTGCCGCTGGCGGCCGTGATTGCCACTGGAAAAAGAGTGGCCAGTATGTGGTCGGTATCGAGATTTGGGACAATCGAAGCCTGAGCGACCTGAGCACGATCAACCGCGTGGTCACCAATTATCCGGTGGGTTCGCATGAAGGCCGCCAGGTGCTGAGCCACGACGGCGGGTGCGGTGTCTACCTTGCACTGACGGCGACGTCGATGGTGGTGGCTAGTGGCGCGGGCGTCATGTCCGCCGACGAGTGTCCGCTGGCGGACCAGCTCGCAAAGCTGATCGAGCCGAGACTACCGAAGGGGTAAACCTATGATCGATCCGATCAGCCTCGCCGTCGGCGCGCCGCACTGGTCGTCTCCGGCCACGGCTCCGGCCACGTCCGCCGACCACGCAGGCAGCCGGAGACGACCACCGCGACGTGCGGCTGCGCGAGCCACCGGAAAACTGACCAACCGTGATAACCCCGGTTGCGAACGGTCGACCACCCGCTGACCACGTGCAATGCTGCGCACTGTCACGGTCGGGTCAACTGTCCATTCACAAGATGGGTCACGCGCCCCGCACCGTGACACTGTGCGGTTGGCACCGTTCCCCCACGGTCGCCCCGGTCACGCCCGCCCCGCTGTTCGCTCACAACGAAACACGAAGCGGGCGTGACCAGCACCCCCGGACTCGCCCGCCAATAAGGGAGGTGACTACCCCATGCTTCAGTGCATTCTTCAGTTCCTTCAGACCGTCCTCTCGGCGCTCTAGTGGACGCAACGAACCACCCACACACGCCGGGGTAGCGCAGGTCGGTCAGCGCGCCGGGCCCATAACCCGGAGGTCGGCGGTTCGAATCCGCCCCCCGCCACGGGAGCCGCGGGTACCCACGGGACGCGCGAGAGCGGCACGGCAATATCCGGGTTCAATTCCCGGCCGCGCGTCCCACCCCGGACCGGAAGGTGACCGTGAACCGTCTACGCCTGAACCCCGCGACCGGCCGACTGGCCGAGCGGATCCCAGCTGGCGCGGACGAGCAGTTCGACAAGCCGTGGTTCACGTGGTCATGGAACGACGGACTGCAGATCGAGCTGCTGTCCGAACAGGACGTCGCAGACTGGCCCGACGTCGTGGTGGCACCGCGGCCGCCCGCCCCGGAGTTCGCCTACGCCGTGGCCTGCGACGGCTGCGTCGGCTCCCTGGCCACCACAGTGCACGAACGCGACCGGCTGGCCACCACCGAGCACGCCGACCACGACACGGCGCCCTACGCGGTCCGCGTCCACCACCCCGACCGCCAGGACGGCGTCACCGTGCCGACCTTCGCGGCCGGCACCCGGGTGACGATCTACGGCTCGACCAACGATGAGGCCGCCGACCTGGTCGCCGCGACCATCGAGCGATCCGACAAGCGCGATGTCGACGGCCTGCCTGTCGACGGCTACATCCTCGCCGTGCAGGGCCTCCGCGAGATGTTTGTGCCCGCCACCGCCGTACACCTCGCCACCGCCGTAACAGACGCCGTACCTGAGCAGTAACACGGGGAGGCGCCATGGCCGACGTCAATGCCGCCGCCGCCAACACGACCTCAGCTAGACAGGAGACCCACCGTGGCCGCAACCGCCCTCGGCAGCATCGCCCTCGCCCACAACGTGGCACTCGATCTCTCAGCCGGCACCACTGCGGACATCGTCAACAACAACACCGTGCCCAACAACGGGCGCACCATCCTGGTCGTCAACACCGGCGCCACACCCGGCACCGTGAAGCTGTCGCTCACCGCCACCATCGACAGCCAAACCGTGCCCGACGTGACCGTGCTGGACAACCTCGGTGGCGCGCTGGCCGCGACCAAGACGTACGTCGTGCCGCTGGGCAGCATCCACGACTACGGCAACGCCGTCACCGTGAAGTGCACCCAGGCCACCACCAAGCTCGCCGCCTACACCTACTGATCGCGCGGCCCCAGCTACCCCCAACAGGGGCGACGCTCAGGGATGGAGTCCGGTCCCCGCCCGTGGCGGCCGCACCGGCCGGCGCCAGCAGCCGAGAGAGCTGGTCCCTGTCGCCCCGCCACACACCGAGGACACGGGAGCCGCACCACGGCTGGGCTCCCGAGTCCGCCCATCACCCAAGACACCCCGGGGTCTTGGCGGATACCCCGGTGCCCCAAGGGAAACACGGTGAACATGGCGGACCGACCCGAACACTCACGCTTGCACGCCGCGGCCACCGGCCTGCAGCAGGCCGCCCACCAAGCCACCGTCGGTGTCGCCATCACACCCGAAGCCGCTCGCCTACTCGCAGCATGGCTCCGCGACGAGGCACGCACCTGGCGCAATTCCCCGGACAGCGACCGCATGCCCAGCCAACCGGCACTCGACTTCGCCGACGAACTGCTGCACTGACGTGGCCGGCGTGTGCTCGGTACCCGGCTGCCCCGAACTCACCGACCACGGCCGCTGCCCGACACACCGCGCCGAACGCGAACGACACCAACGCGCCACCGTGCCCACCAAAGCCACACGCACATGGGCCGAGCAACGACGACGCGCGGCCGCCGTCCGCCAACACCGCGCCCGCCACGGCAACTGGTGCCCCGGCTGGGGCGTGCCACCACACGAGGCCACCGACCTCACCGCCGACCACGTGATCGCCATCGCCGCCGGCGGCCGGCCGACCGGTCAGCTACAGGTGCTGTGCCGATCGTGCAACGCACGCAAATCAGACACACCGTCAGGCCCGTGACCTGCGGAAACACGACGGGGGTAGGGGTACCTCCCCCCAGTACCAGCCCATCGCCCCGAGCAAGGCCGGCTCGGCTGCGTACGGGTCAGGACCGACTCGACTGGGCAGGCAGTGATCAACATGGCAGGCATGGGACCGCCGCCGAACCCGCACGCTCGACGCCGCAACGCCAGGCCGGCCCGCACTGCGCTGCCCGCCGAGGGCCGCAAGGGTGCGGCGCCGAAGTGGCCGCTGCTGCCCAACCTCACGCTGCGCGCGAAGCTCGAGGTCGCCCAGGCGGTCGTCGACGACCTCGGCGACCAGGCCCGTGTGGTCGAGCTGACCGGGCCTGAGTCACGCCGGCTGTCCCGGGCCGCCGAGCAGGTCGCGATCCTGACCGTGCAGATCCGGGATGTCGAGACCGTCGAGTTGGAGATGTGGAAGCAGCTGTGGCGGCTGCCGCAGGCCGTGGCGTGGCAGCGGCTGCGCTGGAACCGGGACATCGCGCAGTACGTGCGGTGGAAGTGCCTGGCCGAGTGGGGCGACTTGGACGCGGCGCGGGAGGCCCGGCAGTTGTCGGACCGGATCGGGCTGACGCCGATGGCGTTGCTGCGGTTGCAGTGGGAGATCGTGGCGGATGAGACCGCCGAGAAGCGCACGACCCGCGCGACGCGGGCACCGGCGCAGCAGAACGGGTCGGCGCGAAGCCGGCTGCAGGTGGTCGATGAGACCGGCTAGGAGGGCGCGATGCCCTGGCGAGGTCCTACCTACCAGGGCGAGTTCCCTTCCCTGGGTTGGTCGTTCGGTGAGTGGATCGAAGCGAGCTGTGTCATCCCGGACGGCGACCACGCCGGCCAGCCGTACCTGCTGACCGATGAGATGTGGCGGTTCCTCGTCCACCACTACCGGCTGCGTCCCGAGGCCGTCCCGCACCGCCCGGCGATGGCGTGGCGTTACCGGCGCAGTCAGCTGGTCAGGCCGCAGAAGTGGGGCAAGGGCCCGTTCTCGGCCGGCATCATCTGCAACGAGGCCGACGGTGACGCGCTGTTCGATGGGTGGGACGCCGACGGTGAGCCGGTCGGGCGGCCGTGGCCGACACCGAACATCCAGATCACCGCGACGTCGGACGACCAGACCGACAACGTGTACGGCGCGCTGCTTCCGATGATCGAGCTGGGGCCGCTGGCCGACCGGATCCCCGACACCGGCGGCACGCGCATCAACCTGGCCAACGGCGGGGAGATCAAACCGGTTACGTCCAACGCGATCAGCCGGGTCGGGCAGCGCATCACGTTCGCGCTGCAGGACGAGACCGGCCTGTGGGTGAAGACGAATAAGGGCCACGCCCTGGCGGACGCGCAGAAACGCGGCCTGGCCGGCATGGGTGGCCGCGCGATGGAAACCACGAACGCCTGGTCCCCGACGGAGAACTCCGTCGGGCAGCAGACCGGCGAGACCAACGTCGACGACGTGTACCGCGACCACGTGCAGGCCCCGAAGCGGCTGTCGGTGCGCAACAAGGTCGAACGGCGCCGGGCGATGAAGATCGTGTACGGCGACTCGTGGTGGGTCGACCTGGACCGGGTCGACGCCGAGGTCGTCGAGCTGCTGGACCGCGGAGAGGACGCGCAGGCCGAACGGTTCTTCCTCAACCGCACCAAGGCCGGCCGCGCGACGTGGCTGCGCGACGGCGCGTGGGAAGCCGCGCGGCGGCCGCGCACGGTCGAGCGGGGCACCAAGATCTGTCTCGGGTTCGACGGGTCGGAGACCGACGACTGGACCGCGATCACCGCCGAAACTCTCGACGGGTACTCCTTCACCCCGACCTACGGCCCCGACCGGCGCCCGACGGTGTGGGATCCGGCCGAGTTCGACGGCCGCATCCCGGTCGGTGAGGTCAACGCCGCGATGGACGAAGTGATGCACACCTACGCGGTGGTGCGCGGCTACCACGACCCGCGGGCATGGCGCACGGAAATCGAGGCGTGGCAACTGAACTACGGCGCACGGCGCGTGATCGTGTGGGAGACCAACCGCATCACCCAGATGCACGAGGCGTTGAAACGGTTCGTGCAGGACCTGGCCAACGGCCGCATCACCCAGGACGGAGACCGGATCACCGGACTGCACATCGACAACGCCCGCAAGGTCGCCCGACCCAATGAGCGCTACATCCTCGGCAAACCATCACAGCACCAGAAGATCGACAAAGCCATGACCACCGTGCTCGCGCACGAAGCCAGCAGCGACGCGGTCGCGGCCGGCGCGGCGCGCAGCGGGCAACGCCGGGTGCTGGTCCTATCCTGAGGGAGGTCGCCGCGTGAAGCTGTCCGACCTCTCACCGATGGACTGGTTCACGCGCCTGAACCTGCGGCGGCTGCGGTTCCGCCACCAGCACGCCGCGAACTGGGCCTACTACCACGGCCAGCAGCCGCTGAACTACATCGCCAGGATCATCCGCGAACAGCAGGACCGGTTCCCCGCGCTGATCATCAACTGGCCCGGCCTCGTGATCGACGCGCTGGACGAGCGGCTCACGATCGAGGGTTTCCAGCTGGGCGACTCGGACTCCGTCGACGACGACATCGCCGGGATGTGGCAGTCCAACGGTCTGGACGCGGTATCCAGCGAAGCGCACATCTGCTCGCTGGTGACCCGCGAGGCCTACCTGATGGTCGGGCCCGGCGCCGGTGCGTATCCACGGCTGACGGTGGAGTACCCGGAGCAGGTCGCGGTGGAGACCGACCCGCGTAGCCGCCGGGTGATGGCTGCGCTGCAGACGTGGCGGTCGGATGAGAACCTGCCGACCGAGGACATGGGCGAGCTGATGCTGCCCGGACACAGCTACGTGTTCGAACTGGGCGACATGAGGTCGGCGTCGCTCGGGTGGGCGCAGGTCGACCAGAACGACCAGACCTCGCCGCTGGTGCCGGTCGTGCCGATGCTCAACCGGCCGCACCGCGGTTACGGCCGCACCGAGTTGCACGACATCAAGTCGCCGGCGGATGCCGCGAATCAGATCGCGACGAACATGATGGCCGGCATCGAGCATCATGCTCTTCCGCGGCGGTGGGCAGTAGGCGCCCGCGAGGCGGATTTCGTGGATCCGAAGACGGGCAAGCCGTTGCCGGCGTGGGCGATCGCGACCGGTCCGGTGTGGGCGGTCACGTCGGAGGACGCGCAGGACAACCAGTACACGCGGCTGGGCCAGTTCTCGGCGTCGGACATGACGAACTTCCACAACTCGATCAAGCTGCTCGCGTCGATCGCGGGCACGCTGTACGGGTTGCCGGCGCACTACATGGCCTACACCACCGACAACCCGGTGTCGGCCGAGGCGATCCTGTATTCCGAGGCCCGGTTGGTGAAGCGCGCCGAACGCCGCCAGGTGACGTTCGGGGAGCCGTGGGAGCAGGGCGTGCGGATCGGTCTGGACATCATGGGCCGCGACCCGTCGACGGCGATCAAGTTGGAGACGGTGTGGCGTGACGCGTCGACACCGACGGCGGCCAGCAAGGTCCAGGCCGCGGTGCAGGCCCTGCAGGTCGGCCTGTTCGACGAGGAGTACGCCCGCCAGTTCATTGGCATGTCGATCGCGGCGCGGGCGGCGATCGCGCAGCGGCAGGCCTCGGCCGGCGGTCTGGGCCAGACGATCGCGGCCGGTCTGCGCGCGCTGAACGTCGCCGGTGGCCAACCGCCGACCGCGGCGCCACCGGCGCAGGTACCGCCGGCGCCGGCGGGCCAGCCGGCGGCCGATCCGACGGCCGCGATCGACGCCCTGCAACCGCACGTGTCCAACGCGTCGCGGGCCGGGGCGTGGCCGCAGGGTCTCGGGCCGCTCGCGATCACACAGACCGCGAACGGTGGCGCGGGTAGTGCTACCGGCATCGGTCGC